ATACCCCCGACCAGCAGGGGTGTTTGGAAGCAAAGGCTGTCGAAGGAGGTTCTCTCTCCGTTCCCTTTGAGGAAGAGAGTTTAGAGAACAACTTGACTAGACCTGGTGTAGCGAAGACAAAGGGGAAACTCCGAGTCGTAACTATGCAGTCGGCACGCGTCAAGCGCGTGTTGGCTCCTGTCCATAACGCTCTCTACAACCACCTGAGTTCTTTTGGGTGGCTTGTCCGAGGGGATGTGCAGAAAGAAGATTTCCTTGCTGTAGTCAACGACAGGCGCGATGGTGAGATGTTCATTAGTGGTGATTACGAATCGGCCACTAACATGATTCACCACGACGCCGTGCGAAGCATTGTGGAGGTTCTTTGTGAGGACCCCCGACTCAGTGAGGAAGAGCGTCGCGTGTTGTGGGAATCCTTTGATTCCGTGCTGGTGTTTGACCAGTACAAGAAGAAGTATGTTCCTGTCAAAAAGGGCAGTATGATGGGGAACCTCGTTAGTTTCCCTCTACTGTGTCTTCTTAACAAGGCATGCTTCGACATTGCGTGCGACGTTTTTTATGGGCCTGGATCGGGTAGGAAGGGCAGGTTTAATGGTGACGATTGTGTTTTTCCGGGTACTCGTGACTTTTTTAACCTTTGGGTTGAAGTCACTGGTACTTTCGGTTTGCGCGTGAATCGCACTAAGACTTCCCTTTCTTTTCGAACACTCGAGCTCAATTCCAATCTCTTTCATGTCAAGAGAGGTCGGATTTGTGCCAAGCCCGTTTTATCTTTTTTTAAGAGGAAGGAGGACGTTCCGGATGCTTTGCTTCCGGAGATCCTCAAGGGTGTGTCTTCTTTTAGGAAGTCAACAGTTTGGATGTGTATCTCTCTTTTGATGAGGTCAATCCGCTGTACTGTTGTTACTCCTTCAGACATCCCTAAGGTCTGGCTTAAGGACCTTCTTACTCGCTCTTGGTTCCGCGACTGCCTGCGTCGCGGGCCTCCTCCGGTGAAGACAAAAGGGAAGTTGCGTACTCAAAAGGTTGTGCTAGGGCCTGTTCCCCGTTCTTTTTTGTATCCTGTCGTTGACAAGGTCTGCAAGGACCTCGCCGAAGACCACGTCGCTCGTTGGAAAGGGGTTCCTTGTGAACCCTTTTCTTGTCGAGTTGATCGGTCCGCGGTCGACAGTTTTCTTAAGTCTCCCCTCCCCCCTGCTCACGTCCGCGTGGGTCGCCCTTACTGGGTGTTCCTCTGGCCTAAGGAGGCTCTTGCCTTCTTCGACCAGTGGGACCGAAAACTTTGGGCTGAACCACGTCTTGGTCGGTGGGTTGACGACCATCCTTTTCTCTCAACTACCTGTAGTTGGAGTTCTAGGATTCGTCGTCGCTTTTTACCGAGGACGTGCTTCGAAGCTCCACCCGACTTGTCCGTTGATTATTCGGGACATCTGTTTGGAGACGCTTGAGTGGCGGAAGACTTTCTTTTGAACTTTTTTTGACATCGTCCTAGGCACGACCATAAACTGCCCGAACCCCAGTACGAGACCGGGGGTCAGACTCGCTTTGGCTGAATCTGGCTCGGAGATGGATTTTGTGTTTAGTAGAGCAGTGGAGTAGGCCCCGCAATAGGCTTGGCCCTGTGTGGTCCGCCTTAGGGTCGCTACCTTTTAGCGGCGAAAGTGCACATATGAAATTGATGGGTGGTCTTCGGAGTCTCCGGGATCTCTTACTGGGTGGAAAACGACGATAGAAAAGTTGACAAAAGAAAGTAGTACACTACCGTATGGTAGGTGCGAGGGAAACCGGTA